TAACCGTGACACACGCAATCAACTACTCAGTGACAGCGATTGGACACAGATACCAGACAGTGCATTGACGGATGAAGCGAAGGCTTTGTGGGTTACATACAGGATCTGCGTTGCGTGACCTTACGGCGCATGAGAATTGGCCTAACCTAGAAGACGCTGATTGGCCGACGAAACCATAGGAATAAAAAATGGACAAACGTACAGTAGCATCTGCCCATGAGCGGATTGATGGCTTAGAGAAAGAGGTGATTGCCATGCAAACAGAAATGCGAATTCAATTCAAAGATCTGTTTGGCCGCGTTAAGCGCATGGAAGCAATTATGATTGGCACAACAGGCTTTATCATTGCACTCTTAGTAGCAGTGCTGACAAAGATGGGCTGACAAAATGATTGACCCTGTAACAGCGGTCGGTCTAGCCACCAGTGCGTTTAATATTCTGAAGCAGGGTATTAGTGCGGGCAAAGATATTCAAGAAATGAGCGGCACCTTAGCTAAATGGGGAGCCGCTTTTTCTGATTTTCAGTATGCTGAAGACAAAACAAAAAACCCTCCATTTTATAAGATGATGTCTGACAATAGCCAAAATGCTATAGAAATCTTCGCCCAGAAAAAGAAAATGGAAGCCATGAGAAAAGAAATAAAAGACCATATATCATGGACTTACGGGCCATCTGCTTGGGAGGAGGTGCTTCAAATAGAAGGTGAGATGCGCCGCATTCGCAAGGAAGAGGCTTACAAGAAACAAGAGATGATCGACAATGCTATCAATTTCACCCTTGGCACTATTATATTTGTTGTTGCTGGTGCGGGGATTGTAACAGGCTTTTATTATCTTGGGCGCTATCAGGGGAAATGGTAATGTGGGTTTTGGTTTGGTTTGTAGTAATCAATAACAATATAGATCATTATCAGCTTAATCAGTTCACCACTGAGATGGCGTGTGCTGAAGCTCTTGAGGATGCAAAGGTTTTAATAACCACAAGTCAAACGACGGTTTATTGTTTTGAGGTTATACCAAAATAAAAAGGGTGATTACGTTATATATGACAAAGACGGAAAAGTTGTTATAATAACGCATCACAAGCACTACGCGATAGCGCATGCCAGGAGTTTAGAAGATGACTGACTATGATCTGAATCAGAACGGAAAGATCGACGCCGACGAGCGAGAGCTTATGCTTGAGGATCGTCGCTTGCGCATGGAAGATGCGGATCACAAGCGAGATGCTCAACTTAGAATGACTTGGTTTGCTTTGTTTGGGTTGCTGATTTATCCGGTCGGCATTGTTGCGGCAGATATGTACGGATACGACACAACAGGGCAGCTTCTTGCTGACATCGCACCCACATACTTCATAGCAATCAGCGGGTTGGTTGCTGCCTTCTTTGGCTTCAGCGCAATGGGGGCTAAGAAATGATTGGTCAAATAGTAGGATCGCTTGGCAGTTTGGCTGCTAGTTATATTGATGGGAAGACTGCCGTCAAAAAGGCTGAAGCTGAGACCAAGATGAAAATCGCCACTGGTGAGATAGGCTGGGAGCAAGCTGCGATACAAGCCAGTAATAATTCTTGGAAAGATGAGGCATGGACCATAGCCTTTATAGCTATAATTGTATGCTCATTCGTGCCTCCGCTTCAGCCCTATATGAAAGAGGGCTTCGCTAATATTGAGGCTGCGCCTCAGTGGTTTCAATGGAGCTGTTATGCTAGTATAGCTGCCAGCTTTGGAATTAGAACAATGAGAGGATTCAAACGATGAGTTACAAGTTAGGCAAGCGCAGTCTTGATAGGCTGATTGGTGTTGATGAGCGTATGGTTGCTGTTGTTAAGTATGCAATCAATGTTACCAAGCAAGACTTCTCTGTGATATGTGGGCTGCGCACCATCGAAGAGCAAAGGGCTCTTGTTGCTAAGGGGGCTAGTCAAACAATGAAGTCAAAGCATATTGATGGCTTGGCTGTAGACCTTATGGCTTACGTTGACGGTGGCCGGTGGGAGCTTAATCTTTATGACGAGATTGCTGACGCTATGTCAGAGGCTGCGCGTGAGGTAGACGTTCCTATTCGCTGGGGTGCAGCTTGGTCTGTGCCAAACATTGCTCAGTACGATGAGGGCAATATGGAAGATGCAATGAATAGTTATATTGATTTGCGTAGGTCGCAGGGTCGCAGGCCATTCATTGACGGCCCCCACTTTGAACTAATGACATAGGAGATAGAGACATGGCTAAAGATGGTTTGTACTCAAATATTCACAAAAAGAAAAAGCGGATCGCCGCTGGATCTGGAGAGAAGATGCGCAAGCCCGGTTCACCAGGCGCACCAACTGCCCAGGCCTTCAAGGACAGCGAGAAGACCGCGAAGAAAAAAACCATAATGACCAGTAAGGCTTAACATGAGCAGGCCACCAGAAAGAACCGGCAACAGTGGCCGGCGTGCAGCGTTCCTGCAACGCATGGGGAACATGCCTGGGCCGACAAAGAAGAAGGACGGTACAGACACGCCGCTCCTTAAATCTTTGAAAGCCTGGGGCGCATCATCGAAGGGCGAAGCCGTTGCAAAAGGCAAGAGAATTTCCATGATGAATAAAAAGAAAAGCAGCGCATAAAAAGCTTGAAGCAATTTCATGCGCTGCTATAAATCTCTGGTGAGTGGCTATCATCACAATACAAATCGCTTTGTCCCAATTGGGCGGTTGTTTACTCGGATGACGTTGCTACCAAAAGCGCCAATCTTTTTAATATCAACGGCCACTCACACGACTTCAAAATATTATAGCGACTAGCGCCATCAGGCCGGCTCCAGAAACAAATCCTACAAGGGCGCCGACCAGGCCAGCTATGTGGATCTCATGTTCTGTGAATTTACTTTTCATTTGTCATCATCTCCCCTGCCAATGCAGCATAACCGCAAATATCTGTCCATGTATCATCTTTGCTTGGTGACGTTAATGTACGCTGCACCTTGCTCAGTATATACATATTGGCAACGTCCATAGGGCTGACAGCCACATCAAGATAAGATGTCCAAAGTTGAGCAATGCGCTTGAACGATTCATCTGCCGGCCCATAATCGTCCGCTCTTTCAGTGCTGATTATGCGCGCGGCTTCTTTGAGTATTTCATTTCTTGTCATTTTTAAACCTTCTTTCAATCCCGTCACGCGGTAGATTGTATTGCTTGACGGCCCGATCATAAGCGATCTCACTTATGTGCAGAACGTCCATGATTTGTGATTTTTTCAAGTCTAACTTGAGCAGGTAATTAACAGACCAAGCAGTGCGGGTGACTACAATGTTGCGCTTGAGCGGCTGGCTCTTAATGTAATCCCGAGCCTTGGATGCAGACGCCAAGCGCCTGTCAATCTTTTCGATTGTATTCTTGCCACCGCATTGCCCCTCGTTTCTTTTGGCGTTCAGTCTCATCAAGGCGCCCATCTCTGCCTCAGTGGGTTCCCGATTAAATGCGCGTTTAAATGACATGACGTTTATTTCAACGCCTACTACTTTGACCATTATATATTGTATCCTTTTTTTCTAAGGTCAGATGTGTATTGCTTCAGATCACGCTGGGCAATCTGAAGCTCATTGGCAATGCTCGGCCTTGCGTCTTGCCGATACCGCTCATCTTGCAAGCGATCCACTTGAGTGCGCAGGTATCGCAGTATGGCCTGATCGGCAGGAGTTAGTTCGCTCACCACCACCCCCACACAATGCCTGCGATCCATGCGTTTGCAGCGAAAAACGCGCTGATGATAATTACATAATCTTCCCAATCAGCTTTCATCTGTCATCTCCTTCAGTAACTGCTCAAAGTTTTTGCGAGTTGCAATTGCGGTTTGCAGCATGGCTGCTTCCATTCCTATGTCGGCGCTGGCCGATGATGATCGGACACCTTCTCCATAGTATTTTTTTAGTTCGTCAATGACCTTTAATTTATTGTCAATGAAACTGGTCTCCTTGGCAATTGCGGATTTGATTTCGTCTATTGTCATAAGCGTGTTCCCCATTGTTTATCTCTGGCTGACTCATAAAAATCTCTAAAGTGAGATCTTTCTTCATCTGTATATATAAGGCACTGCCAAATATAATTTATGTCAAACCCTATGCTTTCATCACGATTGTAAAAGACATTATCTGTGTCATCAGAGGCAACGTGATCTAGGCAGACTGTCTTAGCTGCCTTTCCTAATGGGACATATACATAACGTCCGACTAAATCCTTCAGCATGATTTCGCCTTTTGGTGACGCATCAAACCTAATTTTATCTGATAGTTTATATTTCACGGTATATTCTTTTCTAAGTGATAGGGGGGAGCCGCAGCTCCCCGGTTTGATTAGGCGCCCCACATTTCTTTTGCGATTTGTTCGCCAGACTTGTTGGGGTTGCGGATCAATCGGTCGCTAATGCGCAACAATTCATCTTCATCTTTTGCGTAAATGCCGACGTTACCGTTTGAGTGCTGGACTGCGTAGCAGTCGTCACCAAAATCAACAATGATGTTTGCGCCTTCAAACGGAATTGCTGTCATCTTTAAAATCATGTCCGTGTCTCCCTTGTTTCTGTCTATACATTACATATAGAATCTTGCTAGCAACTTTGCAATACCTTTGCTAGCAAAAAATTGCACTTGATTAAAATAATTGCTAGCACTATGTATGGGGAACGACTAGCAACCCTGGGGGAAAGATGAAACAAAAGAAAGAGCAGTGGAACCACCGCATCAAGTGTGAGCTTGCTGACGGCATGCGCGTTCTGCAAGACAATCGGGCAAAGATGGATGGGCAAGACCCAACCCTGCGCGATCTAACTGAAGAAGCAATCTTCTTCTTTCTTAACTTCAACGGCATCAAGATCCGAGATCAAGCATGACAGTCTTTGTCGGCATAGACCCAGGCTTCACTGGTGCGATTGCATTCTACTGGCCTGACAGCAACAGCGTCGAGGTGCATGACATGCCGGTCTATAAAAACATCAAAGGCAAGACAGAGCTGAACCTGTATGAGCTGCACGAGATACTCACACCCGAGGGCGATGAGCCGCATCATGTTATCTTGGAGCAGGTCAGTGCCGTCAGAGGCAACGGTGTCAGCAGCATGTTCCGTTTCGGCCAGGCCTACGGCGCCACGCAGATGGCTATCGCAGCGCACAAGCTGCCCATGACAATGGTCACGCCGGCTAAGTGGAAGTCGCACCTTGGACTGAACAAAGAAAAAGGACTCAGCCGATCACTCGCAAGCCAGAGATGGCCTGCACAGGCTGACCTGTTTAAACGTGTCAAGGACGATGGCAGAAGTGAGGCCTGTCTCTTGGCCCTATACGGAAAGCTAACAGCATGAACGGTTTTGAAAAGCACGGCATAAAGCACCTGTCAGCATCATCAATCAACCTCTGGACTAACGCGCCAGACGTTTGGGTGGCCTCATATCTATTCAAGAAGCGCACACCTATGGGCGCCGCTGCAATGCGTGGCATATGCACAGAGGAAGCAGTTGCCAACACACTGACCGGCAAGCTGCACAAAGCCGGCGCGCTGGATCAGGCATTGGAAAAGTTTGACAGCATGTTCTTCATGGCTGACGAAAAGATTACCAAAGAGCGCGCCATGATTGAGCCGTGCATGGAGCTTACACTCCAAGAGCTTGAGCATTACGGCAAGCCTGAGTTCCCTGAAGACGGGCAAACAAAGATCAGCATCACAGCCAAGACAGATGACTTTGAGATCCCTGTGATCGGCTACCTTGACTTTGTGTTTCCCGATCACGGCGTAGTGATTGATCTAAAAACAACGGGACGCATCCCAAGCAAGATGTCCCCAGAGCATCAACTGCAACGCGCGATCTATCAGAAGGCCCGAGGCAACCAGGTGGTCAAGTTTCTTTATGTGTCATCAAAGAAAACCAACATGCTTGAAGACGGCGATCCAACAGAGATCCTTGGCAAGGCCAAGAAGCAGATCGCTCGGCTTGAAAAGTTCCTGCGCGCAGGCAGCGCAGAAGATATTAGAGAGGTCATACCCGTCAACCCTAACACGTTCTATTGGAACGGGGCAGAAGATCTTCGGGAAGAAATGTATGGCATCTAATCCCCGCGCAGGGTTACGCGCACAACAACTCCAACAATCAAACAACGTAAAGGATACAAAATGTTTGAAATAGATCTAGGGGCATCAGGCTCCGATATTAACACCTTCCTGCAATGGTCAGCTAAAGGAACAGAGGACGGCGCTGTCCGCGCAAAGCAGTTCTACACCCGTGACGGTGGAGCGAAGGTTGAGTTTGAAGCTGCAAGCACAGCCGGTTTTATTCTTGACTTGCAAAGCCTCAAGACAGGTTGGCAGAGGTCGGACGGCATGGTCGGCGTAGCTCCAGAATGGAAGTGGAACCCAACAGTCAGTCAAATGATGACTAAGCCTGGAGATGATTACAAGAAAGGCTTTTCGGTCAAGTGCGCTATCGGTGGCGGCAAGGTCGCCATGTGGGAGCAGGCAGGCGCCGGCGTTTGGGATGCTCTCACAAGCCTTGCGCCAGAGCTTTCTAAAATTCCAGAAGGCAAAGCAGCAAAGCTAAAACTTATTGATGCGAAAAGTGTTAAGTATACTAAGGGCGGTACATGCGTACCAATTTTTGAGGTTAGTGCTGTAGACAAACCAGACAGCCTGAAAGAAGGTGTCGCCGCAGGAATAGCAGTCGAAGAAGCTGCACCCGCGCCCGAGACCAAGCCTGACCCAGCTCCTGCACCAGCCCCGGTTGACGCAGAGTTTTAAATGAAAAAAGCCCAGCGGTCATAGCCGCTGGGCAGTTCAGGGGAGGAATCAATGAAAATGGAAGTGGAAGAACAAATGGAAATGGCTCCCAAAACCGAAATCATTAAGCAGTTCATAGCACAGATCACAGAAAATTGGAACACTGTAGGCCAACCGCTCATAGAGATACGTTCTATATCGCAATCTGGATCAGCAAACGCCGCAAGATTTGCACTAAAAAACATAGAAGACGCAGCCCAGCATGCCGAGGCAATGAACGCTGCCAAGCAAAACATATACATGTGCATCAATCCAATTGACCCAATCATAGACATACCGGCAGGCCAAGCAGCCAAAGACACAGACATCCTCGCCGCGTTTTACTGTTTCGCAGACGCAGACACAGCAGGCGCAATGGAAAACATCCTGTCTTTCGCCGGCCCAAAGTTCACCATGTCGATCAAGACAGGAACAACGCCATTCGCAAGAGGCCACGCATACTGGCAGCTAGAAGAGCCAGTGCAAAACATGCAAGCATGGCGTGATGTACAAAAAGCAATCGCCGCATCGCTCCAAACAGATGCAGCAGTCGTTAACCCATCACGCATCATGCGCGTGGCAGGCACAGTCTCATGGCCCAACCAAAAGAAACAAGACAAAGGATATGTTCCAGAGCTGGTCACAATGCGGACAGAGTTCTCAACAGACAGAGAACCAGTAGAGTTTGAACGTATGATGCGCGCCTTCCCAAAGGCAGAGCCACAGGCTGCTAGCACAATGAGTATAGACCTCGGCCAGCAAGCAATGGACAGGCAACTGGCAGTCCAGAACGTGCTAGCAGGCGAGGATTGGCATCACAATATGGTGCGCCTGGTTGGATCATACGTTAACAAAGGCTTGGCAGACGAAGAGATCCACGCGATCACAGATGGCTTCACCTTGGGCGGCTACACAGTGGACGAAACAAGGGCAGAGGTGCAGAAGGCAATCGACGGAGCCAGAGCAAAAGGCTGGACGCCACCGCCAGACCCAGCAGCCGAGCGCATGGAGCAGCAGAACCAGACACTGCAAATAGCCACAGAGCCAACACAGAGCTACACAGAGCCTGACACAGGCAATGAATGGCCCACGCCCTACGAAATGTTTGATGCGCTCACACTGCCCGCGCAGAGAGTGGGTCTATGGATACGATTACATCAAGAAGTATATCAGCGTCACAGCATCTGCCGGCGGCATAGGCAAGACATCCGCAATCATTGTGGAAGCACTGGCAATATCGACAGGCAAAGACCTGCTTGGCGTAAGGGTCAAGGAGCAGTGCAACACCTGGGTCATAAATTTGGAAGATCCTATCTCAGAACTTCAAATGAGAACCATAGCAGCCATGCAGCACTATGGCCTCAAGCCAGATGACATCAAAGGAAAGCTGTTCATGGACGGTGAGGACACCATGCAGATCACGCTGGCAGCAGAAGGCAGGGACGGCCTGATCCAGAACGATGAGCTGCTGGCATTTATGATCCGCAAGATCAAAGAGAACAACATAGGTGTCGTAATATTAGATCCATTCATATCAGCCCACCTGGTCAATGAGAATAATAATGGCAGCATCCAGGCAGTCGTAGCAATGCTCAGGAAGCTGGCAAGAGACACCAACAGCTCAGTACAGCTTGTGCATCACATCCGTAAAGGCAACGGAGAAGACGCAACGGTTGATTCAGTGCGCGGCGCAGGCAGTCTGATCGGTGCAGCAAGAGCAGCAAGAGTGATAAACAGGATCACTCCAGAAGACGCAATGGCACTCGGGGTGGACGAACAAGAAGCACTCGGCATCTTCCGCCAGGACGATGGCAAAGCAAACCTCGCACCGCCATCAGACAAGGCAACTTACCGCCGCATGATCTCAGTCGAAATAGCAAACTCTGAGTTGATTGGTGTAGCCACAGAATTTAAGCTTCCTAATCTATTCGACGGCGTGACAGCCAAAGACCTCTACGATGTCCAGAGAACAGTTGGCAAGGCAGAGGAGAACGACAAGGCATACCGATCAGACATCAGGGCAAAGAACTGGATCGGCAATGCAGTCGCAGAACAGCTCGACCTCGACACAGAAAAGCCAGGGGACAAAGCAAAGGCAAAGGCAATCGTCAAGAAGTGGATCAGCACAGGCAACCTCAAAGTCGCAGAGATAAGAGACAGCCGAAGCGGAAGAGATGTGCCGTGCGTAGTGGTCGGCGAATGGATCAATTGGGAGGAAGTTTGATGCGCTTTCCACACTTCCACAGTTGTTTTTCTGAACTGTGGATGAACTGTGGAACTGTGGAAGAAAAGGCCACAGATAGTTCCACCACAGTAGTTGTATGTATTAGACATACTACTGTGGTGGAATGTGGATTAAACGAAACTGTGGTGGATGAACTGTGGAGATGATGATGAACACGCAGAAGCCCAAGAGGCCAAGGCGCCAAAAGAAGGCAGACAGAATATTCAACCCGCAAGCACATAAGGATCAAATCATGTGTGACTATGCAATCGCACCAATGGATCGGCTGGCAATACAGATGGACACAAAGTGGGGCATCGACATGCTGCCAGAATTGGTAAGCGTTGAGACAGCGCAGAAGTATGGATCAGCAATGGCAAAGATGAACAAGGCTATAGAAGAAAACAATCCAGAAGAATGTAAGGTCAGAGCAGAGGTCGTCGTAAGAGGCCTCAAAGCAATGGATGCAGAAGCAGAGCGCCTTGGAGCACAGAGAGCCTCAACAGACATCTGGGAGATGGAACTGGATGGCGAGACCTTTGGCATCATGAAAGACGGAAGGTCGTGGCAGAAGATCAAAGAACAACGGCCAGACCTAGAGCTGCTGACGCTCAGAGAGGTGGCACTCGCATACCGAAACTTCCGAGATCACAAAGCAGGAGAGTTCGAGAAGGCAGTCAAAGAATCCTTTCCAGCAGCAGAGGTGATCGACATCCGAGCAAAGCCGAAAGTGTTTGATGATGACATCCCATTCTGATAAAAAGTAATTGCCCGTTGAGCTGCTTCCACCTGTTTCCACAGCTCAACACTCAACAACTGGCCCAGCATTATTGCGCTGGGCCTTTTTTGTGCTATGATCCCAAAAAACAGATGAGGCACACATGGCAAAGAAACCAGTAAAAATTAACGCCGAGCTGATGCACAAGATCGCTGACCGCTTGGCAGTAGGCGAAACACTCAAAGACATACTCAAGACAGCAGGCATGCCAACCTATCAAGGCGTCATGCAAGCCGTGCTGCGTGACGATGATCTGTATGAGGTCTACCGCAGAGGCAGAGTGATGCAGTCAGAATACTTCACTGACCACATCAACAACCTGGCAGTGTCGCCACTTCCTACGTTTGAGGATAACAGGCTGGCTAACGCAGAGGTGCAACGGCGTAGGCTTGAGATCGACACATTGAAATGGACGCTAGCACGGAACATGCCTTGGGGCGTAAGGGACAAGAAGGAAGACCAACCACAAGCCCAGACGTTCACAATCAGTTGGGCTGGTGGAGATGTTGAGGTCAATACAACTGAGGTTGTGCCTGACCAAAAGGAAGAGAGAGTAACAAAGCATTGATGTCGGATCATGTGTATACAACACATCCTGTCGTTGACAGCTACGCGCGTGAGGCCGGCATGCTGAGACACCTCGGCGCCAGGTCAGCGAGGCAGGGTAGGCACAACATCTTGTGGTTTGCGTTTAATGCATGGCAGTCTAGAATAAAATCTACAGCGACAACAATGCCTTACGTTCTATTTAACATAATAGTTATTATGACGCTACGGTTAAGCCATGCGTTTTGCGCAAACCGACCCCCCCACCCCCCGCAAAACCGCGCGCCCTTATACCTCTATATTACACCGGAGCTAGAGACACTTTGACTTACTCCCTGTCGCCTTCGCAACAAGCCATGCTAGGCCACTTGGAGGCCTTGAGGGATACTGTTGTCACTGGCCGCAGCGTGTCTGAGCAGATTGAGTCGGCAATATTGCTTATTGATTTGTACGAGGCTATCCTTGAGAGTAACGAAATATTGATATTTAGAGATCAGAAGAGGGTTACGGAGCATTGACGCACATTGAGATTCCTTATGAGCCGAGGGAGTTACAGCTACGGTTGCACAATGAGATGTCTCAAAAGCGTTGGGGCGTTGTTGTTTGCCACCGCCGCTTTGGCAAAACGGTCTGGGCGATCAACCATGTTTTACGCGATGCCTTGATGTCTGGAAAAGAGAACCCCCGGTATGCCTATATGGCGCCCACCTATCGTCAGGCGAAGAATGTTGCTTGGGATTATATAAAACAGTTTGCTGGCAAGATCCCGAATGTTCGGTTTCATGAGACTGAATTGCGTTGTGATTTGCCCAATGGTGCTAGGATCAGCTTGCTTGGCGCTGAGAATCCAGACAGCTTGCGTGGGATTTATCTTGACGGTTGTGTTATGGATGAGGTTGCCGACATGCCTGAGAATGTTTTTCCTGAAGTGTTGAGGCCGGCGTTATCTGATCGCAAGGGTTGGTGTGTGTTTGTCGGGACGCCGAAGGGTCACAATGCTTTTTTTGATAAGTATGAGGAGGCGGCTTCTAATCCTGATTGGTTGGCTGCGGTTTACAAGGCGAGTGAGACAGGCTTGCTGGACGATGAGGAATTGGACGCTGCCAAGTCTATGATGACGCATGACCAGTATCAGCAGGAATTTGAGTGTTCTTGGAATGCGAATGTTCCTGGTGCTGTTTATGGCAAGGAGATGGAGGTTGCTCAGTTGGATGGGCGGATTTCCAATGTTCCTTATGACCCGAGTGTGCGTGTTGACACTTGGTGGGACTTGGGTGTTGGCGACAGCACAGCGATATGGTTTACGCAATCGGTTGGTCGTGCTATACATGTGATAGACTTTTACGAGGCCCGTGGTGAGGGGTTGCCTCATTACTGCAAAATTTTAACGTCTAAGAACTATTTGTATGGCGACCACAATGCGCCGCACGACATTGAGGTTCGGGAGTTAGGATCTGGGAAGAGCCGGCGTGAGGTTGCTTGGGACTTGGGTTTGAACTTTCGAGTTGTTCCTAAGTTGCCGATTGAAGATGGCATACATGCGGGTCAGATGTTGATCCCGCGCTTATGGTTTGACAGGGAGAAGTGCGGACATGGTTTGGAGTGTTTGCGTCAGTATCATAGAGCGTATAACGAGCGCACTAGGAGCTTTAGGTCTTCGCCTGTCATGATTGGTCGAGCCATGCAGCGGATGCTTTTAGGTATTTGGCAGTTGGTTTGCGAGAAAGCAGGGATCGCATGGCGGTTTCTCAGAAAATGGCGGTAATGGATTATGATCCATTTGCGGCGTAAGTATAGGGAAGCGTCTTCTTTAGACGCTGCGGCTGTGACTGATTTGGCGCAGCAATTTCATTCTCAGTCTTACCAGCGCGTTATTGATTTCAATTGGGACAAGATGTGCGATTGGGTTGATGACCGTATTTGCAGCGATGATAGTTTAGTTTTGGGGTGTTGGTCTGGCAAAGACCTTGCCGGCTGCATTATTGGCATGACGCTCAAGCAGCCATATAGCGACACTCTAGTCGCTGCCGATTATATATGGTATGTCAAGCCTGAATATAGAGGCGGCATGATTGGTGTCAGGCTTATGAAGATTTTTGAAGATTGGGCGCGGGACGCTGGTGCAAGTCAAATTTTGACAGGTGCGACTTCTGGCGTTAACACTGAAAGGGGCGCTGCCTTGTTGGGGCGCCTGGGTTATGTTTCTGCGGGAACTTTGACATATAAGGATGTTTAGTTATGGGTGGTTTTTGTGGTGGTGGTGGAAGTTCTCAACCAAAGAGCGGCAAGAGCCAAGGCGGCGGCGGGAGTGTGTCGGATCTTCCTAAGAACAGTGCGACTGACACTCTTTTAATGGACTTGGGCGTTAAAGAGCAGAATGCTTCTTATCAACGAGACCTTGCTGGTAGGCAGGCCAGAGCAAACGCTGCTAACGCAGAAATGATGAAGAACGACAACAATGATTCTTCTGTTACTGCTGCAACGACTGCTACTACGACTGACACCACAACTGATACAGGCACAGACACAACCACCACGCTTGATACCGGAACTGACACTGCTTTGACAAATGTTGAAACGATCAGCGAATACTACGTTTGGCGGTGGTGACTTTACTGGCAATGCTGGTTCTGGCGCGTCTGTTGGCACTGCTAGTGGTGGTGAGTCACAGGCTGCTGCTGCGAGTGCGACTTCTGTTGGCGCTGCTGAAGATGAAGCGATTGACCTTATGAAGAAGGGGCGCCGATCAACTATTCTCACGACACCTGGCGGTTTGCTTGGGGTTGGTGAAGAAGATGGCAAGACGCGCCGCCGCCGTTCTTTGATTGGATAGAATTATGCTTATTAAGAAAAAGAAACTTGGCAACATTGCAGGGATTATGGGCGGTAATGCTGCCCAGCCTGCTGCGTTGATGGGGCAATCGACTGTAGATCCTTTGGAGCGCGCGCAGCAAAAGATGGCTGGTCGGACGCAAGGCGGTGCGGTTGAAGGCGTTAAGGACTCCAAGTCGCGTCCTAAGCGCACACTGATGACAAGTTATGGGATGAAATAATGGCAGAAGTAAAACCCTTAGTCGCTCGGTTAGATAAGCGATACAAGACGTTACAAAGCCAGCGATCCAATTGGGAGTCTCACTGGCAGGAGCTTGCTGATTTTATGCTGCCTCGTAAGGCAGATATTACCAAGAAGCGAACCCAGGGCGACAAGCGCACTGAGATGATTTTTGACGGTACGGCAATTCACGCTGTTGAGTTGTTGGCCTCTTCGTTGCACGGCATGTTGACTTCGCCAAGTACTCCTTGGTTTTCAATGCGTTACCGCGACACTGCCTTGCAGCGTGACGATGCTGCGAATGAGTGGTTAGAAATTTGCATGGATCAGATGTACCAGCATTTCAATCGCTCCAACTTCCAGCAAGAGATCCATGAGCTGTATTATGATTTGGTTGTTTTTGGCACGGGGTCTTTTTACGTTGAGTCTGAAGGCGATGGCTTGCGGTTTGCGTGTCGCCACATTGCCGAGGTTTGCATAAGCGAAGATCCTAGTGGTAGGGTTGATACTGTTTACCGCAAGTTCAAGCTGACGGCTCGGGCGATTGCCATGCAGTTTCCCTAATGTTAAGATGCCTCGCCAAGTAGAAAAAGACTTGAAGGATGATCCATACAAGGAGCATCAAGTCATTCATGCTGTCTTTCCGCGCGCAGAGGCGTCTGGCAAGTTAGCTAAGAACAAGCCTGTTGCGTCTGTTTATTATTTGGCTGACAATCGTGAGCTGCTTTCTGAGGGTGGCTTTGACGAATTTCCGTTTATGTGTCCGCGCTTTGTAAAAGACAGCGTTTCTACTTACGGCAGATCGCCGGCGATGACTGCCTTGCCTGATGTTAAGATGTTGAACAAGATGTCTGAAACCACGATCAAGGCGGCTCAAAAGCAGATTGATCCGCCTTTGATGGTTCCAGATGACGGTTTTATGATGCCTGTGCGTACTACACCAGGCGCGTTAAACTTTTACCGCTCGGGGACACGGGATCGCTTGGAGCCTTTGAACATTGGCGCGAACAATCCTTTGGGCTTAAACATGGAAGAGCAGCGTCGAAATGCGATCCGTCAAGCTTTTTATGTAGATCAGTTGCTGTTAGGCCAAGGCGCCAACATGACAGCGACTGAGGTATTGCAGAGGAACGAGGAGAAAATGCGTTTGCTCGGCCCTGTTTTGGGGCGTTTACAAGCCGAGCTTCTCCAGCCGCTGATCGACCGTTCCTTTGCTTTACTTCTTCGAGCTGGCTTGCTTCCAGAGCCACCTGAAGAGCTGCAAGGCCAAAGCATTGATATTGAATACGTTTCTCCACTTGCTAAAGCTCAGAAGCTTACAGATCTGCAAGCGATGCTGCGTGGGTTTGAGATCTTGCTGCAAGTTAGTGAGGTTGCGCCTGTTACTGATTACTTGGACGGCGACAAGATGGTTCAGTATTTGGTTGAGACAGCAGGCTTGCCGGCTCGGGTCATCAGGGGTTCTGATGAGGTTGAGCAGGTTCGCAAGGAGCAGGCCGAGCAGGCCCAGGTTCAGGAGCAGATGCAGCGTGAGATGATGGCGTCTGAGGCTGCTGGCAATGTTGCGCCTTTGGTTAAGGCTACTCAGGGTGGTGGTCAATGAAGCAAATAGACGATCTGAAGTTAGCTTACCGGCGCACCTTTAATACAGAGGATGGCGCAAAAGTTTTAAGTGATCTCAAATCCAGGTTTGGATATGAGACAACCACGTTTTCGGACAATCCTTATGAAACTGCATTTAATGAAGGTCAGCGCGCAGCGGTGCTGCTGATTGTCCGTATGCTGACCGAAGAGAAGGAAAAACAATGAGCGAAGAGGCAATCCAAGACACTGGATCTCAAGAAGTCGCAGGGGGTGCAGAAGCTGCGCCTGTAGGATTTTTGGACAGTTTACCAGAGGATTTGCGTGGCGAGCCGTCACTGCGGACGTTTACAGACCCAGCCAGCTTGGCGAAAAGCTATGTAAACGCGCAGCGCATGATTGGCGCTGATAAAATTGCAAAGCCTGGTAAGAGCTGGACAGATGACCAGTACAATGAGTTTTATAATTCTGTTGGCCGGCCAGACAGTGCTGACGCTTATGAAATGAACTTAGGCGATGGCATGAACGAAGATGCTATCTCTGGCCTTAAACAGGCTATGTGGGAAGCGGGGCTACAGCCGCGGCAGGTAGATCGCATTGCCAAGTTTATCAATGAGACAGGCGAGACATCCAAGGCAGATGCTCAGAGCCGCTCTGAGAGCGCCGTATATGAGTCAGAGCAAGCTCTGCGGCAAGAGTTCGGCCAAGCGTATGAACAGCGCATAGGAATGGCTCAGAGCGCCGCTAGGACGCTATTGGGCGAAAAGGGCATGGACATGTTCGAGGATGTGCAGCTTTCGGATGGCCGCATGCTTGGAGATCTCCCAGAAGTTATAAAAATGTTTTCTGCCTTGGCAGATCAGATTGGAGAGGACAATTTGGTTGGCGAACCAACCGAGCTTGTAATGACCCCAAGTGAGGCTCAGTCTCGAATTACAGAGATGACTAGACGGGACGGCCCATATTTTGATAAGATGCACGCAGAGCATAGCGCATACGTTGAAGAAGTGCTAAGGCTTCGCGAGTATCTTTAGTGGATAACCCTTTGGCCCACGACATCAAACCTGTGAGACAGGTGGACTAACTGCCCTAAGCAGTAGCACGGCCCCGCCTAGGGACAACCAAGCGCAGTAACATTAACTGAACAAAGCTAGGAGGACATCATGTCCACACAAGTAACCACAGCTTTCGTCAATCAGTTTTCGTCAAACATCCAGATGCTGTCTCAGCAGATGGGTTCTCTGCTGCGCAACGCAGTGGATGTCGAAAGCGTAAACGGCGAAAAAGCATTTTTCGATCAAGTTGGAGCAGCTGCTGCTGTTCTGCGTACAACTCGTCACTCAGACACGCCTTTGATTGATACGCCGCACTCACGGCGCATGGTAACTATGGCAGACTACGAATATGCTGACCTGATCGACGATCAGGACAAGGTTCGTATGCTTGTCGATCCAACGTCCACATATTCCCGTGCCGCTGCGGCTGCTATGGGTCGGGCAACGGATGATGTTATTATCGCTGCGGCTTTGGGCGACTCGCTCACAGGCAAAGATGGCTCAACAACTACAGGGTTTGACACAACAAACAATCAAATCGCTGCTGGCGCTGCTGGCTTAACATTGGCGAAATTGATTGAAGCCAAGGAAATCTTGGATTCTGGAAATGTTGATCCATCTATCCCACGTTACATTGCTTGTTCACCTAAGCAGGTCACTGATCTGTTGAACAACACAACTGTAACTTCAAGCGATTACAACACTGTAAAAGCTTTGGCGATGGGCGAAATCAATACGTTTGTTGGTTTTAACTTTATTGTTTCAAACCGCTTGGGCGTTGACTCTTCTTCTGACCGCCGTTGCTTTGCATGGGCTGAAGACGGCATCAAAGTTGCTATGGGTAAAGAACCTACAGCGCGCATTGATGAACGTGCCGACAAGTCTTACGCAACTCAAGTTTACTACTGCCAAACTCTCGGTGCGACACGCATGGAAGAGTCTAAGGTTGTTGAGCTTTTGTGCGTAGAATCATAAGGTTTAAGGGGCGGTTCGCCGCCCCTTAAATTCACATGGAGAGAGCTGATGACCAGTACGGTTGATATTGCAAACTACGCGCTGAACAGCTTGGGTGCGAACAACATTTCAAGCTTCGAGGAAAACAGCAAGCCAGCGCGCTTAATCAACCAGAGGTTTGATAGTGTCCGCGACAGCGTGTTTCGTGCGCATCCTTGGAACTGTCTTTTGCGCCGCGCAGAGCTGGCAAAGGAAAGCGATTCCCCTCCTTTCGGATATGCAAATCAGTTTGCTTTGCCGACAAATCCATACTGCCTTAGAGTTCTAGAGTTTAGCAACGGAAATTTGTCATACCCGCAGGACAACATGTTTAGCAACACAGGTGGCCCTGTGTTCGTTATTGAGGGGCGAAAGCTGCTTTCTGACGAAGGCGTTGCCAAAATAAAATATGTTGCTCGGGTCACAGACCCTCAAGAGTATGACGCCAATCTAATTGACACTTTGGCAGCGGCTATAGCGTTTGAGGTCAGTTACGCTATTACTGGCTCCAACACTGTCAAGCAAATGATGGCGGCAGAATACTCTGACAAATTAAAACAGGCTGCATTTGTTGACGGCACTGAAGGCGCGCCGCAGCGCCTAGAAGCAAGCGAATTTATTGAGTCGAGGTTCTAATGGCGCGATCAGCTCCAGCGATTAGCACATTCACAGCCGGTGAGATTTCTCCGCGTCTTGAGGGGCGCGTTACGATTGAGAAGTACCGCGAAGGCTTGTCCGAGCTTACAAACATGATAGTGCAGCCTCATGGGGGCGTTACGCGCCGCCCAGGCACAGAATACTTGGGCGAAGTAAAGGATAGCTCAAGCATTACCCGCTTGATACCTTTTGAATTTAAAACAGCCGACACATACGCGCTAGAGTTTGGCGATCAGTACATGCGGGTTTTCCGCAATGGTTTGCAAGTTTTGGTTGATAGCGAAAAAAGTGTTTCTTCTATTACGCAGGCAAGCCCTGGCGTTTTTACCAGCTCTAGCCACGGCCTTAGCGATGGAGATGAAGTTTACCTTTACAACGAAGGTGGCGATATGACCGAGCTAGTTGCTCGAAATTATCTTATTGCTAACTCTACAGCTAACACGTTTACGCTGACTGACTTGTTTGGCAATGCAATTGATACCACAGGTTTTACAACCTACACTGGCTCTGGCGTCAGTGTTGACAAATTGTTTGAGGTTGCAACACCCTACACATCCGCGCAGGTAAGTGATGTGCGTTTCGCACAGTCTGCGGATGTTATGTATTTGGTGCATCCAAGCCACGCTGTCCGCACATTGTCTCGCACCGATCATAATGCTTGGACGTTTGACACTCCTAGTATTAACGAGAACAACACGCCAGTTCTCACTAGCGCCGACAATTACCCTAGTGTTGTCACGTTTTTTGAACAGCGGTTGGTTTTTGCGGCAACTAACAACAATCCTCAGACGTTGTGGTTTTCTAAAAGTGCTGACTATTTAAATTTTCACACTGGCACTGCTGACAATGACGCTCTGATCTACACCTATTGCGTCCAACAAAGTAAACGCAATCCGTTACCTGTCAGCTACTCGAATACTTAACATTGGTACGTCTGGTGGTGAGTATGTGCTGACAACAACTAATGGTGGGCCTGTGACGCCTACGCAGACAGTGATCCGCAAGTATTCTAACTACGGTTGCATTGACAGCGAAGTTGTCCAGGTTGCTGACGTTACATTGTTTGCCCAGCGCGGTGCGCGCAAGGTTAGAGAGTTTCGTTATATTGGTGAAGTGGATGTTGCAGGCTATGCAGCCCCAGACATTACAATCCTATCCGAGCATTTGACTGAGGGCGGCATAAAAGAATTTGCGTACCAACAAGAGCCTGAAAGCATAATCTGGGCGCGCCGCACTGATGGCACTTTGCTTGGATTGACCTACCGGCGTGAGGAAGAGATTGTTGCTTGGCACAAGCACATTATCGGCGGGGAGTTTGAGAGCGGTCAGGCTAAAGTTGAAAGCATCATCACCTTGCCGACAGACAGCGGTGAAGATGAGCTTTACATGATTGTTAAGCGCACAATCAACGGCGTGACCAAGCAGTATGTCGAAGTGATGAAGGCATTTGACTTTGGCAGCGACACGACTGCTGCTTTCTTTGTGGACAGCGGTTTGGTCTACTCAGGATCTGCAACCACAACTCTTTCTGGCTTGTATCACTTAGAGGGCGAAGAGCTTTCGATACTAGCTAACGGCGCCACACATGCTAACAAGACAGTTTCAGGCGGCGGCGTGACGTTAGATTTTTCCGCTACAACGGGCGCCGTTGGGTTTGGCTACACCAGTGAAATGCAAACACTGCGCTTAGAGTCTGGATCTCAGGATGGCACTTCCCAAGGCAAGCCAAAGCGCATACACGACATCACTGTTCGATTCCATGAAACGGTTGGCGCTGAAGTGGGTAGCGACTCAGAAAGTGCGGATAGAATATTTTTCCGCGACAGCTCTATGAATATGGACGAAGCTGTGCCATTATTCACGGGAGACAAGGAAATCGAGTTTGACGGCGGTTTCGTTGACGGTGATCGCATTTATGTGCGGCAATCACAGCCCCTGCCAATGACTGTTCTGGCGCTATATCCGCGCATGAACACATTTGATTTGTGAGGTGATTGAGTATGTTTGAGATCTTAACGCTAGGGGCAACAATCCTTGGTGGCATGAGCGCAAAAAGCTCTGCAAACAAAGCTGCTGCTGCCGCTGCAAGAGTTGGCGAGTTTAACGCCGGCTTGATTGAACGCGACATTGAATTACTTGAAAAGCAACGTGAGATCATTAACCGCAATGCAGTTTTGCAGGAGCGCGTTGATCGGTTTCGTTTTAGAGAAGCTCAGGGTTCTGTTGTCGCTCAGTATAGCGGAGCTGGCATAGACATATCTCACGGCACTCCGATGCGAGTTATGCGTCAGGCTGCGCGAGAGTTTGAATATGACCAGGCTATCAATGACTTTAATAACACGGTCACAAACATGCAGATCAACGATCAGCAAGAAAGTTCTAGGCTAAGTGCTGAACTGTCACGCATGGAAGGCGGGGCGCAGGCTGCTGGTCTAAGAGCGCAAGGCACAACTAGCTTGATCCAGAGTTTTGGAACGGCAGGCCGGTTTGCTTCCTCTAGTGGAATGTTCGCATAATGAGAATACCAGTTTATAGATCACAGGGCCGTCCAACTTCTGAAGCCCCTGGCGCCCGTATCACAGCTAGGATGAATGCCCAGCCTTTTGTCCAGGCTGAATTGCAGAAGGGCGCGATTGCAACAGAGGTTGCGAACCAAGTTGGTGAGTATGCCAACATGCGCTATAAGATGATTACCGAGACACAAAAGAACGAGGCGATCTTTTCAGCCAAAGAAGGCTTGATGGCTTTGTCTAGCCAGCTCGAAAAAGACAGGGATGTCGGGAAACATTTTTGACGGTGAGCTTAAATATGCGCAGGGCGTCAAAAGCGTTTATGATACGATGCGATCTACTGTCGGCAAAAACAAATACGCGCTGCAAGACTTTGACAACAGCTTCCGCCAAATGGAAATACCTATCAAGTTTAGGCTGCAAGAGGTTATTGACCTAAAGATTGAAAAGCGCAGGCAGGCTGCACTGAAGGCTCGGGAAGACCAGCAGGTTTCTATTTACTCTAATCCTTACTTGGACATTACATCTGATGAGCTTGCTATGGAGCAGTCTCAATTACAGTCTATGGTTGAGCAAGCTGTTAGAAACGGCGGTGTGAACCCAGAAATTATGGGCAATGTCACCCAAAAGGTTTTGTCAAAGGCTTTTAAAAACCTTGTTCCAGCATACGCAGGCACTGACTTAAACAAGGCAATAGGTCTTTCATCAGTTTTGAGCCAAATTGAAATGGTGCGTAGTGGTAAAATGAGCGCGGGAGACATGGTCGGTATTTCCACCTTGCCGCCTCATGTTCTGAATATGCTTATGGCTGTGCCGGCGGAAGAGGCCAATGCAGTTGTGCAGGACACAATACAGATGGCCTCTACGTTCTTTACCGCTCAAGAAAAAATAGACGATGAGCGGGAAGAAGAAGTGGGGAAATCAAACACAAAGGCTTTCAATCTTGTTGTTTCCTTTAGACAGCACAGACACTGTGTCTGAGGCTACGCTGCGGCAGGTACTAGACCCCATTGATATGAAAAAGCTTTACGATTCTATGGGCGCAGACTTTGGGAGCATATCTGGAACGGCTGCTCAAACTATTTTATATGAAGGGCTAAAGCGCCAGATGTGGGCCAGCCCTGCGCAGCAAGAAGCGATGGAAGAAGCCATG